ACTATGTTGTGGGCTTACATGTCTATGAGATTCAGTAAGATTTATTTCGTTATCTAGAGTTTTTACACGCTTAAGTAGTACGTCTTTAACCTCAGAAGAGACAAGCTCACGCAAGTTACTTTTAAACTGCTCTACATTACCATTAAGTATGATAGCCTCACGACTCTCAGAGTGAATTAAAAAATGATCTACAAACAAATCTATTTTATCCAACGGTCACAACCTCCAACTCAGTTTCAATCCAAACCTTAGCGCCACAGGGCAGCGGGTTATCAGGGCAGTAGTAAACACTTACCAGTGGCTTACCTTCAGAGTCTACAACAGCGGCATGATTAGCCTTTCTATTTTGTTTGTAGTCCTTTACAGTAATCACTGGCAACTCAGCGCCTTTAGCATTAGCCTTGATGTTATGTTGATTGACATGGATTCTAGTTTTCATTATCAGTATCCTGAGAGAAAGATTTAAACATTTTATAAATAAACTGTAGATCCGAAAGGGCTATGTCGCAGTAGGTACAATCAATTAATTGAAATTTAATTCCAGACTCATCAAAAATCTCACAAGGGGTAGAGAATAAAGCACAACCATCATCAGAATCAAAATAAAGGACATGTAAATCGTCACCACCTAGAGCAGTATGTACACTAGGCTCACTAAGATTAAACCGAAAATCACGGTAACCCTTTTCAGTAATACCAAACAAACTTTCAATTCTTCTATCCATATCAGTCTTCCATTACCGGGGGTTTTATTAAGTGAGCAGTTTAACACCATACTCAGGGTGTCAGGAGTTAGGCTGCCATTGGGAACTTTTCTATTACTTGTTGTACCTTTTCAGATTTCTTGACTTGAGCCACTGGAATGTCTCTCGTATTCTTACGAGTGCCTACATGATGGCTTGACCAATCAGTCAAAGCATTGTAGACAGCCCAGTAAGTTTCACCCATTGCTCGCTTGTACCGCTCATTGTACTGAGTCCAAGCATAAACCAAAGAAGAATTATTATATGCTGTCGGCATGGTCATGATTGAATAAGTATCTTCACCCTCTTTTAGTTTACCAAGTGCAAACTTAGAGCCTGTCGCCTCTGCAATATAACTAAAGGCTTCCTTGCGACCCACTGATATTTTAGACCACTCAGCCCAGATCTCATTCTGAGTGTCAAGGACATCCATTATCTTATTCATTTGACTAGCACCATGATCTACACTGAGCTTATTAGTGTGTCGAGCCTTGTAGATTCCAGCGGTCTGCCCAAGAAACACTTGATGATTAGTACAAGCATTTTGCATGGCACCTACAGTAGCCTGATAGGGCCACACTGAATTAAATGAATTTATATGTAACATCTCAAGAATCGCAGTGTCACCATCAGGAGTTACAATCTCATGGTTGGGTAGTTGATGTCTAATAAAACAAACTGCGCCACCGTCACCGACTTGAATGTTTTCCTTGATGTCTCGAAGGTTTAGATTACTGCGCTCCAATACATTACGAGCGGTATCAATCATTCGGGTATGTGATACTGGCTTGTAGCGTTCACCGTGGATCGCCAGAGCATCGCCGGTATCTTCGCGGTAATATACATGCTTACCTTCAAGTTTGTTTATATTTCCAAAGTTACCCAAGCCTTCCGCCTTGTATAATACTGGCGTAGAAGATACTTGAAAGTCTGCCTCACCATAACCAGCGTCACGAAGATTGTTTACATCTGAGGAAGTTTTATCGAAAAAAGAAACTACTGTGTTCATGCGAACTCCTGAAAATTAAATTACTTTGTCGTGCTGACGGAGCCACCTTACCAGCCCCGCCAAGGTCTGTCAAGCCAGTAACGCAAGCGTAGAAGGATTCCCAAAGAAACTTGGCTTGCTCATCTCAGCCAGCCGATCAGTAATTTTTGAACCCTTTCTAAGTAATGTACCTACGCTGCCGTCCTTGTCAAGAAACCTTAAGTCTGTATAATCAAAGTCGTTTAACTGCTTGATTTCATTATTGATTACAGCCTCAGTGGGCCTCTTAAATTCACCCTTACACTCTTTAGTGTTCAAGGGTAGTGCTACATTAAATCCTTTTGCCACGGCCTCCTTAGTTTTATTGATTAACTTTTGATTTAGAAATGATGCTGAGTATGTCAAGTGATAATTACTCAGAGTATTTCTTTCAACCCTATGAAATACTTTAGTGTAATCATAGAACTGGATATTCGGGAGTGATGAAATAAGATCTGACCAATCCTCGTCGCTAGTACCATTGAGTCGGATACAGTAATTATCTGTTTCGTTCTTGAGTATTTCACTTCGCAATCTATCTTTAACACCATCGGGATCAAGTACATACTGTATTGTTCGACGGGTCATTGCATTTTGCGACAGTAACATCTGCAAACGACCAGACTTTTTACCTAAACAATCATCCTCACAGCCAGCAGGTTTAGCCCAAGGGCATAAAGTTCTAACTGAAACGGCATTAGAGGGTTGCAAGTACAGGATTCCTGTGGTATAATCAAATCTTTTAAGACCTTTAGAGATCTTTACAGAACTATTAAACCCCATAAGAGGTTGTTTAGTAGACATATAATATGTCTTATTAGATCTTAAAAGTTCTAAAGACTCTGATGTTATTAAATTAGTGTTCACCATCCGCTCCTAGTTAAATTACTTTTCGACCATCCACCCCTAGCAAAACACATATCCCCCGACCTGTCAAGCCAGTAACGTGAGCCTGTGTCTGAGCGCACATGTCACACATATGAGTTTATTTTTTATTTTTACTAGTAATCCATGAGGTTTACTAGCACCACACATTAAACACTTCAAATATATACTCCTGAGAGGCTCAGAATTCACTCCTAAGCCGTTTTAGTTTAATACTAGGGCAATCCCCTTAGTATTCCTTAGAACGCTTTAGAATCCCTCTAACGACGAAAGGGCACCGAAGCGCCCTTAAGTTTAACTATTTGTGGAACCGCTCAAGTTTCTTTTTTCTTCTAAGTAAAGACTAGCCAGCGGTTGCAACACTTAATCATACGAATGATTAATTTTTTTTAATAGTATTAAATTGTCGTTAAGTTTACATAATTAATCCTCTTTAGCTTCAAGCCGATTGACTACAAGTAGTAATACCTGAGCCAGATCAAACTCGCTAATTTGAGAAGAAGAATTCTTAAAGGTTTTACTATTTAGTAAATCTTTAATTGCTTCCAAGGCTTCAGGCCGTCGCTCAGTTCTTCTTAACTGGGATTGTATTTCCCAGAAAGCCTCATCGAATACTACTAGTTCTCTTTCATCGCTAGTTAAACCTGAAAATTTCTGAAATACTGACATAATATATCCTTAAACGTGAGCAGCGAGTTTAATTAAAATTGGAGACAGCAGAGCCGCCCAAGTAAAAAAAACAATAAAAGTTAAAAAAATAATAAACTTCATTAAAACTCCTGAAAAGCCCCCCGAAGGGGGCGTTATAATTTTAACTGCGTAGGGCAGCGATTGCGGCAGCAGCTTCCTTAGCCGTAGGCTTCTTAGGTTTAGCCTGAGCCTCACGCTCTGCAAGCAAAGCTTGAACCTCCTTGCGAAGCTGCTCAAGTTCCAACTGCTCCGCAGTTTTCTTGGAAGCCTTTGGCTTTGCTTGAGCTTTTGGCTTGGGTGAAGCCTTCGGCTTATCGTCGCCAGTTTTAACTAAGACAGCGATTTCCTTCGGAAGTTCGCCGGTAGTGATAAACTTCTGAGCATCGCCGTGGCTCATACGCTTATCCTGATCGCCGTAGTATTTCGCACAGGCTGCTGACGTTCGGGCCTTAAGAATCTTAAACGCAGGGTTTAACTTACCCGCTTTCTTCTCACTGATCTTGCGAGTCTTCGCCAGACCTTGGGTGAGTTTATACACTGCGAATTCAAACTGCTTGAACGTAGCGGGACGATTTGCGTCGATGTTTGCGAAATTTTGCATAATAGATCTCCTGATCTTATCTTTTTGAAGAACAAAGCTGGCCTCGCCGCCAGCCCTTTCAACGCTGCCAGAAGCCGAAACCGATTGCAACCACTTTTGGTGCGTTACCCTGCGCATTATGCACACCGTAATCGCGTTTTAAAAGCAGAACGGCCCAAATCGGCCTTGATTTTCGGGAGGTTTTGGAGATCTGGGGAGTTTGCTGAGGAGTATCCTTAGGGATACTGGGGATGAACTGGCTGGAGGTTTGGTTGTCGGCAGGTAAAACTACGCAACGCGTTGAAAAACTTAGGAGTTCTTTGGAGTTTAGTATTACTTTAACGTCACTTCACAGCACTCTGGAGGCTGTCAACCATAAACTATGGAGATACTCTGGAGTATTCTTTAGTAATTCTTTAACGCGGAGGTAGACTTAAGAGTATTCTGGAGTTCTTTAGAGTATTACTCAGGGGCGGGCAGGTGCCCATACCCCCACCCGTATATATATACACAATCTCAAACATTTTACAGAACTTTAGAGTGTCAACTAGACTCTGGAGATCTTGGGGCGGGAACACTGAAGTGCTTAAAAGTGATTATGCAGGGCTTTAAAGTTATACTTGTATATCTATATGCAGCCCCGGTGGGCTTAATAATAGTATAGGGTCAGGATGAGCATTTGTCAAGTCTTTTAAAAAAAATAAAAAAAGACTTGACAGATGCTATACCTAGCCCTATACTACTTGTATGGATAATAAAAAAGAACTAACAGAAAAACAGAAAAGTTTTCTAGGCCATCTTGTAGAAGTAGGAGGTGATCCAAAGAAAGCAGCCGAACTTGCAGGTTATTCTGGGAATCATTGGCAGGTTACCAAATCACTTAAGAATGAAATAATAGACCTAGCGTCAAATATCCTAGCGCAATCTGCTCCTCAAGCTGCAATAAAACTAACTGAGGTGATGAACTCTGACCAACCAGTTCCTCAAGCCAATATCCGACTTCAAGCAGCACAAACAATATTAGATCGGATTGGACTAGGTAAATCTGATAGGTTAGATGTTAGTCACACTGTACAAGGTGGTGTTTTTATATTACCTGCAAAAGAAGAGGTGATAATTGAGCATACCGAAGCGTAGTAGTTCTATTCCATTTGGATATGTTGAATCTGAAGCAGACTCTAAAATACTTGAGGAAGTTCCAGAACAACTATCCGCTTTGGAAGAAATAGCTTCTTTAGTCAAAGAAAGAACCTTAAGTTTACGCGAAGGGGCTGCTTGGCTAGAATATAAAACTGGACGTAAGCTCAGTCATCAAGGATTAAACAAGATTATACATGAAAGATTGGGAAGTTAATCCAGATGACTACTTAAAAGATAAAGAAGGTAACTTTGTCTTAAAAGTAGATGGTACTCCAAAGAAACGTGGAGGACGTAAGAAAGGTAGTAAGTCTAGAGGCTATAACTACAGCAGAGCTACACAAGCTCGTATGAAAGCTAATAAAGCAGTAAGAGAAAAAGAAAAACTTATTGCTAAGGCTGAAGCAAAGTTAAAGAGTCAAAAGAATACATTAAGGGCTTCACGATCCACTTTAGCTAAATTAGATAATAAAGAAATATCTAAAGAAGGTAAGGTACTTACAGAAGATAATATAGCATATCTTCCTAAGAAAGTAAAAGAAGAAGCTCTTGAAAATATTATCTTTAAACCTAATGATGGGCCGCAGACAGACTTCCTAGCGGCTCCAGAGACAGACGTATTGTATGGTGGCGCAGCAGGGGGTGGTAAGTCCTATGCTATGCTCGTAGATCCCCTCAGATTCGCTCACAGGGCTGCTCACAGGGCGTTAGTATTAAGACGCTCCATGCCTGAACTGAGGGAGCTTATAGATAAGTCTAGGGAGTTATACCCTAAGGCTTTTCCGGGATGCAAGTTCAGAGAAGTTGAAAAGATCTGGACATTCCCTAGTGGTGCTAAACTAGAGTTTGGCTTCCTTGAAAGAGATGCGGATGTGTACCGCTATCAGGGACAAGCTTATAGTTGGATTGGTTTTGATGAGATTACTCACCTATCAACAGAGTTTTCTTGGAACTACCTAGCATCAAGACTGCGTACTACAGACCCTGAGATTACGCCGTACATGCGTTGTACAGCTAACCCCGGTGGTGCTGGTGCAACATGGGTAAAGAAGCGTTATGTGAACCCATCAGAGCCTAATGAGAGCTTTACAGGCCATGATGGTTTGACACGACGTTTCATACCAGCCCGCTTAGAAGATAACCCATACCTGTCTACAGATGGTAGGTATGAGCAAATGCTTAAAGCTCTACCAGCGGTACAGCGTAAGCAGCTTCTAGAAGGTAACTGGGATGTTACAGAAGGTGCTGCCTTCACAGAGTTTGATGTAATGGAGCACGTTATAACACCTTTTGAAATCCCAGTAGGTTGGGAAAGGGTAAAAGGAATTGACTATGGCTACGCTTCTGAAAGTGCTTGTGTTTGGGGTACTGTTGATCCATCTGATGGCACACTGATTATATACAGAGAGTTATACCGTAAAGGACTAACAGGTGTTGATTTAGCTCAGATGATTACTAATATGGAGCTAACAGACCCCTACTCTGTGCCGGGAGTACTTGATACAGCGGCATGGAACAGAACAGGTACTACAGGCCCTACAGTTGGAGAGACACTTCAACGAGCAGGGCATAAGCTGCGTAGAGCAGATAAAAACAGAATACAAGGGAAGATACAAATCCACGAATACTTGAGAGTGCAACCAAGTGGCAGACCTAAGATACAGATATTTAATAGCTGTCCTAACTTGATACGTGAACTCCAAAGTCTTCCTCTGGATAAAACTAACCCAGAAGATGTTAATACAAATGCACCTGACCACGCTTATGACGCGCTACGCTACTTAATTATGTCAAGACCTAAAGTCAATGACATCTTTAGTCAGTTTAGAAACATGAGAATGGAACAGGCATATACACCCGTTGATTCGGAGTTTGGATATTAAAATGAAAAGAACTAAGTATAGTAATGGCGGATTGCACACTTCTTACTCAAAAGGTATTTTTTCAGTAGAAGGAAGTGCTTCTGGTAATAATCAAAGAAAAGCTTCTTCTACTACCGCAAGTGTACAGGGTAAAAATGCGAGAGCTTCAGTAACTAAAAATACAGATAGTTTAGCTGGGAAATCTACAAATTATAATGCCAGTGTATATGGCAGTGGCGCAAGTGCTTTTGTAAATAAAAATGTTAATACAAGAGGAAGCTCTACAACTTATGGTTTTCAAAAACAATTACCTAATAACTTTTCAGCTAGTGCTCAAACAACTAAAAGTTCTAATGGCGGGAAGAGTACCGCAACTTATGGTTTAAAAAAACAACTATCTAATGACTCTTCTGTAGCTGTTCAAAAAAATAAATACAATACGAGTGCTTCTTATAATAAGCAAACTAAAGGTGGAACAAACTTAGAATTTGGTTTGAATAAAAATGCTCAAGGTGTTTTCGGCGCAAGCATGAGCTTTTCTAAACCTTTATAAACGGTATATTTATGGCAGAAAATACTTTAACAGCAAATGGGATTTACTTCGGAGACGTTGAAGGCGAAGATGGCCTTGAACTAACCCTAGAAGAAAATCTACGCAATAACCTAGTAGGTCTAATTACTGACCGCTATGTTTCTGCTAAGTCCTCACGCGACCTAGATGAGCAGCGTTGGCTTACGGCGTATCACAATTATCGTGGTCTATACGGTAAGAATGTACGCTTTAGAGAGTC